CGCTTCTATCATCAATAAGCGAATTCTGGTCTGCCGGCGCTGCAACGACACCCCGCAGCAGCAGTTGCGCTCAATTGTCATTCCGGCTGACCCAATGCCGATCCAGAATGCGCGCCCGGAGCGTTTTGCGGAATACGAGACAGATGTCCGGATCACCAATTACCCCGTGGCCACCGATGCAAAAACCGGAATCATGGTGCCGTCGGGAGATGACCGCATCACAGAAGACAATCAGACGCGCGTCGTGCAGCAGACAGGTTTTGCAAATGGCAGCCTAAACCAGCGGCCGGGCACTGATCCAAACGCGCCGGGTGACAATGATCCCGGATTGCCGTATGGTAGCGTTGAAGTTCCAGAGACAGGCCCAATCTGATGGCGAATGTACAGATCCCAAATCTACCTGCTGCCATCACCGCCCAGCGCAGTGACCTCTTGGAGGCCGTACAGGGCGGAACATCGGTAAAGCTGACGGTTGGTCAGGTTGCCGATCTGGCAAACAACGTGGTCAATGCTCAGACCGCAGATTATGCGACCGCCGCAGGCACCGCCGCGCTGGCCACTCAGGCGCTCGCAGCATCCACTGTGCCTGCAGATGGCGTCGAGATCCCTAATGGCTTCCAGTGGCCGTCCAGCACGATCCCCGGGACGTCTGTGGCGCGATCCTTCTACGTCACAATGACCGGTGATGACGCTAACGACGGAACAAGCGTGACAAAGCCAAAGGCTACGATCAACGCAGCGCTGTCGGCACTTGCTGCAAGCGGAAACCCCGGGATCGTAATTGTCTATCCGGGCGACTACATTGTGCAGCCGGAAACGGAAATACCGACAAACTGTGCGCTCTACGGGTATGACCTGCGGGTGACAAACCTGCGCTTGCCGATTGGCCAGTCTGTCAACAATATGTTCCTGATGACCTCAGGCATTAAGGTGCGCGGCTTCAGCTTCCGTGGCCTGCAGCACGATGCGTATCAGATGGATCCTCTGTTTCCTGAAGCCATATCCCCGCCAACCAAGGGGTTTGCATTTGTCTTCAAGCCCGGTGCGATCCTTACACGGTCTCCCTACATTGCAGATTGCTCGCAGCTCCATGAGTTCTCGCAAGACGAGATGGTCCTCCCCATCAATCGCGCCGACGGGAATGCCGTATTCACCGAACAGGTTGGTTATGGCGGCGGAAACATCTTGGCGGATGGTGCTGTCCTGAGCGAGAACAGCCCCCTGAAATCCGTAGTCGTTGACAGCTTCACTGCCATCAACCCCAACGGCGTCGGTTACCTGATGGTCCATGACGCATTTGTGCAGCTGGTTTCCGTCTTTACAAACTGGGCTCGCGTCGGCATCTGGAGCCACCTCGGCGGCCACGTCACGATGGCCAACTCCAACAACACCTTCGGCGATTACTCGCTTGTATCGACTGGGTATCGAGTCATCATCAAGGCCCCCAGCGTGACCGGCGTTAGCGCATACCCGGCGGCCGCAGATGAGATCACGGCAAATCTCGAGGCGATTGTCTCGGACCTGATGAACACGCGCTATCCGGCGCAAACCAACTGGGGCATCCTGAACGCCACCCAGATTGCTCAGACTGAGCGCGACACCCGCACCCTCCTGCGTCAGATCACCTATGACTTGGAGAGTGGCCAGTATCGCGCGAGCGAATACTTCGTGCAAAAGCTCGTGAACTGGGACGGCACATTGGTTTGGTCCGGCAGCCCTGACTTTGCAAACCTGACAACCCTGTTTATTGACTGCTGGACGCAAGTCATTGCTGCGGTGAACACCTATATCACGGATGTCGCCGCAGAGAATATGGTCGGACAGCTTATCGGCATGATTCAAACGGTGACGGCGGCAACGGCGGCATCTACGGTGCCCGGGGTCAACCCATATGCTCAGATCTTCTCGTCCCTGATCGAGGCCAACAACCAGCAGCTTTCCTACGCTGGCGCTGGCATCAACTATAACTCGATGCCAGTCGCGCAGGGCGGCACTGGGCAAGCATTCCCGCTCACGACATTGATCAAGATCGACGGTGGTCGCATCTATGCTACGTTCAGCACCGAAAATGGCGACACTTACCTTGGGCCAGATCTTCGTATAGACTTTGAGCGCAGCACCATTGAAGGTCAGGCGTTCTCTCGCGGCGTGCAGAACATCGCCCTTCCTCTTATTATCGCACTCGGGGGTTAAACTTTGACAGTCATCACCACAGCTCGTCCCCCTCTAAACCTCTTTGAGGTTGTGCGGATGGAATTCACCAGCACTTGGATCGACCTATACGATGTCCCGGAATATCTGGTGCCCGTTGATGGCCCTACTCCGGCATACTTCGTTAATGCCGCAGCGATCATCACAAGCATGATGGTGGTCAACACATCTGGATCGGCGGCGACGTTCAGCGTTCAGATTTTGGATCCGCAATCCGCAACCCCTGATCCATACGCCCCGGGCCCATATACCGCCTATCCAATCGTTGAAAACCTTTCCGTTCCCGCGAATAGCTTTGTCAACGTGAACTTAAATCGACAAGTTGTGAAATCTTTGCAGGTGGTTCAAGTACAGGCTTCAGCTGGGGCCACTCTCACAGCTCACTTCAGTTTTGTGCTAAACCAGCGCGAACAGTTCACCGTAATTCCGTAAAGGAGATCTAAGATGATCCTTCAAAGCAACGCCCGAAACGCATCTGTTGATGCTGCCACTGCCCTCTGGAACGGCGGCACGATCACCTTCTACAATAGCGGTGCGCCGGCAACTACTATCATCACCGTGACGATTCCGTCCCCAGCGTTTGGCGCTGCGGCTACCGGATCAGCAACCGCAAATTCGTACGCAGAAGCAACGGCAACGAGTGCCGGCACAGTGAATGCCTATTCGGTGAAAAACAGCATCGGCACGCTGGTCTGCAGCGGCACTGTCGGCCTTACCGGATCTGGCGCGGACTTCATCTTCACGGATACGGCGTTCAACATTGCTGACCGCCTGCAGATCACCGGCATCACCTACACCCAACCAGCATCGTAAGGATAAACTTCGATGGCGTTAAAGTATGGAAACAGGGTCAAGGTTAAGGCCGCGACAACCTCTGGATATTTCAACTTTATCCTTGGGGTTCCTGTCACTGGGTATCAATCGCTTGCTGCGGCCATCCCATCTCTGGTGACGGGCGACACGTTTCGGTATGTCATCGAAGACGGTGCGAACTGGGAAATCGGGATCGGAACGTACAATTCCACCGGCCCTCAATTTGCCCGCACAATCGTAACGCAAAGTTCCGCCGGCGGGTCAACATTGATTGACGCCACGGCAAATGCCATCGTTATGATATCCGTTGCTGCTGGGGACTACATAACAAACCCAGACGCTGTTTTCAGTGGTGCAATAACCGAAGCCGTTTATACGCTGACTGGAACCACCCCGACGATCACCGCAACTAATGGCACTATTCAGTCATGGACGCTGACTGGGAACTCTACACCTGTAGACGGGCTTACCACAGGGCAGTCCATAAATCTTATGATCACGGCCGGCGCGACTTATACGGTCACTTGGCCGATCATCACATGGAAAACAGATGCCGGCGTGGCCCCAACGCTAAACATTTCTGGGGTTACCGCCATCGTCGTGTGGAAGGTGGGTTCTACCCTTTACGGCGCTCGCGTAGGAAACGCATAGCATTAAACTTTAGCGGGCCGCCGGCAATGTGGTAGGTTGGGCATAATATCGGAGACCACTAGATGTTCAGCGCCACAGACCCACTTGCCAGTTCACCTTTAGCCGCATCAGGGGCCGCCCGTATTGTCGAGGCGTCCGCCGTGCTTACCAGCGGAGCCCAGTCTATTGGCGGGTCTGCATCTGCGGCTTATGTGGTCTACGGCGGCGGCAATTTGTACCACGGGGTGCAGACGGTTGCTGGGGTATCATTCTCAAATCGCATCACCCTTGCCTCTGCAGATCTGGCGCAGGGCGCGCAAAGCGTTGCCGGTGCATCGATATCCGCAAGAACCCTGCTCGCCTCTGGGGATCTGTTTCAGGGCGCGCATGTTGTTTCTGGATCATCCGTAATCGTTAAGATCGCCCTTGCCTCTGGGGATCTTAACCAAGGAAGCCACGTCGTATTTGCGACCTGTTACGAGCTGCGGGTAAAACAGGCGTCCGCCGACCTGCTGCAGGGCGTGCAGGCCATATCCTCTGTCGGCACCAAGCTGTCCAGCATCAAGGCCGTAGGGACGCTTTCTGCGGCCGCACAGGGGCTCAACGGTGCTGCGACGCGCCTGCGCCTACTCTATGGGGTGGGAGATCTAAATGCCCCAGCGCAGGGGCTCTACGGATCTGAGCTATGGCCAATCTGGATTAAGACCCCGGCCGCACCAAGCAACCTTTACGAGGTGTCTCGAAAGACCACCTCCGAGCCGTACAGCACGGCCAACAAATACCTGACAATCTATCAGGTTCCGGGATACCGTGAGCTGCAGACCGATGGCACCTACCGCGACATCAATGTGACCGGAACCATCATGGCGATGTCAGCATCAACCGCCAATGGTACACCCCAAAGCGTGTCGGTGATCGTGATTAGGTCCGGGGACATCGTCTCCTATTCGGTCATGCCGACGTACCCTGTAATCAATGGTGCAGAGAATATCATGCCCATGCGGGACTTTAACCTAGTGACTGGAGACGTAATTCAGGTTAAATCTATAGGATCGGGTGATGCAACAATCACCATGAGCCTTTTGCTCAATACACAAGACTACTTTGAGGTGATTTAATGCCCGGACCGCTATGGGAAGCCACGAGAAGCCTGCACCACTCGTGTGAAGCCCACGCTGTTGGCAAGGCGATGGCGTCAGGAAATCCATCACCCCAGTGGTATATCGCTTGGCTCAAAGCCCTTCGGGTCATTCACAATGTGACTGATGAAAGCCTTCCTAAGTGCCTGCATCGCGTTGATAGGATCTCCCAAGACATTGATGCGATGGATGTCAATGTGCCGGTTCCGGCCGCAGCACTGGAATATACAGCCACTTTAACCACAGACAAAAAGCTTGCCGGTGCATCTTATGTCTTGACCGGCGCGCACCTTATGGGCGGCGAAATCATGCGCCGCCGGCTTGAGGGATACCCGACAAATCACCTGACGTGGGATGATCGAAAAGAAGCACTTGTCGAGCTGAACAAGTTCCGAGAGCGAAGCGATATATCGGAAGAAGCTGTGGCATGCTTCAAGGCCCTTCTTTCAATCATGGATGAAATCGAAGTGGGGTCTTGCTATGGATCTAATTGATTCCGCCATGAAATGGATCGTAGCCCCTGTCACCGCGTTTGTATGGCTTATGTATCGTACGCAGCAAATTCATGCGACAGATATTGCGGTCTTGAAAGCCCAAGCTGTCGCCAACAAAGAGGCGCATGACCGTGAATTCAAACAGCTTCAAGATTCGTTTAAAGCTGTTTTCACTAAGCTTGATGATATTGAAAGGGCACTTAGAAAATGAGACCTCTTAACGAGATTATCGTTCACTGCACTGACACCCGCCCAGAGTGGGGCGAAAAGATGACGCCGGCCCGCGTCGTTGATGAAATTCGCCGCTGGCACACGGATCCGCCGCCGAAGGGGCGCGGTTGGAGTGATATCGGATACCACTTTGTGATCATGCGCGACGGAACCGTGATGGCTGGACGCCCACTGGGTATCGTGGGTGCCCACGTTAAGGGTCACAACACCGGATCGATTGGGATCAGCCTTCTCGGTGGTCACGGTGGGTCGGCGAAGGACAAGTTTGAAGACCACTTTACACCTATGCAGCGCGCGGCGCTGCTGAAGCTGATCGACGGGCTTGAGACGCAATACCCCACGATCAAGAAGATCTCCGGGCACAACCAATATGCCGCCAAGGCTTGCCCTTGCTTCAACGTGCCGCAATTCATGAACGGAACGGCAGCGCCCATTGAGCGTGATACGCCAGTGCAGTCAACCACCATGCAGGCATCCGCCGTTCAGGTGGCGTCTGCGGCCGGAGCGGGACTGACAGCTGTCTCTGCCCTAAGCGGAACAGCTCAGATCGTGGCACTGGTATTCTGTGGGACGGTTATTTTGGCAGCGCTTTGGATCATGCGTGAGCGCCTGCGGAAGTGGTCTGGGGGCGACCGCTAATGTTGGCCCTTATGCCTGATGGCATGCGGCGCGCGCTGGCGTGGCTTGTAGCCGGCGCTATCGCGGTTGTGAGCATCTTTGCTGCTGGAAAGCGTAGCGCACGCCAGCAGGCTTCCCTTGATGCCTCAGAGGCATATGCCAAGACACGAAAGGCAATCGACAATGCGGAACATGTTGGTGATGATCCTGCCGTTTTGCGTGAATGGCTGCGTCAGCGCGGTGAGCAGTAACGCCATCTGCGACGGGACTTCTCAGTCTCGAAAGGCGCATGCCGCCGCCCTTGCTGTTGATGGGGGTGACAGGTCCATCATCACCGGGGCCCAACTTATTGCAGAGATCGACGCCGCCTGCATTATGATGTAGGATAGGCCAAACCTAAAAGGTGGTGGCATGCCCGGACTAACATATAGCACCTATGTGACGCAGATCGCCGAGATGGCGGTTGTCGACCCAACTGATGCAAATTTCCTGACGATTCTGCCGATGATGCTCGATTACGCCGAGCTTCGCATCTGCCGAGATCTAGATCTTGTCTTCACGTCCGCCAGTCTTTCTGGTCCGGGATTTGCTTTGAACGCTGGAAACCGAAACCTTGCCTTTGACGTCAATCAGCCAGACGGCAGCTATTTTGTCGTGAGCGAACAAATCAACCTGATCACGCCGGCCGGGCAGACCGATCCTGACGCCGCTGAGCGGGTTGCCTTGCTTCCGGCAACAAAAGAATTTCTGGACTCGGTTTACGGGTCTTCGCTTTCTGCAAATCGGGCGCAGCCGAAATACTACGCCGCGTTCAACGAAACGCTATTCTTGGTCGGCCCGGTGCCTGATCAGAAATACTACGTCGAGGTTGTCGGAACCCTGCGCCCCGCATCGCTGTCTGCATCCAACTCCACAACATTCATCAGCCAGTATTTGCCGGATCTGCTTGTCATGGCATCTATGGTCTATATCTCCGGATATCAGCGGAACTTTGGACGTCAATCTGACGATCCTCAGATGGCGCAGTCGTACGAAAGCCAGTACCAAGTGCTGTTGAAGAGCGCAGCTATTGAAGAGGCCCGGAAGAAGTACGAGGGCCCCGCATGGTCGTCACAATCCCCGGCCATCGCCGCAACACCGACACGGGGGTAAGGCATGCCGCACGCGTCCCTTAAACTGATCCCGGGCGTAGATCAGAACCGTACGCCAGCTCTGAACGAGGCTGCGATCTCCGAGAGCAACCTGATCAGGTTTGTCCCGGACCGGGCCGGAATGGCGCTGCCGCAAAAGCTTGGTGGATGGACGCGGTATTTCCCCACAACGATGACTGCAGTCACCCGGGCGCTGTGGGCTTGGGCAGACACCAATGATGATCGGTATCTGTCTATTGGTACCGAAGATGGTGTTTACACCGTTCAGAACGGCACGACACTCAGGAGCAGATCCCCGCAAAGCTACATCGCAGACCCCACGATGTCCTTTACGACGTCCTCGGGGTCAAACGAGGTGGAGATATCCGACGTTGGGTCGAACGTCCTCACCTACGACAGCATCTTCCTGTCGACGCACGTCGCCATTGGCGGCCTTGTCTTGTTCGGTTTTTACACCTGTGAGGCATCCACAACCGACAGATATTCCATATTCTCAAAAAACATCATTGGGTCTCCGGTCAACGCTACTTCCAGCGTTCTGAATGGGGGAACGGTTACCACGTTCACATCTACGAACAAATCTGCCTCATTCTTGACCCAGCTTGCAGGCCACAACCTTGCGGTCGGAGATACATTCCCGGTCCTGATCCCCACCACCGTCGGCGGGGTTGTCATTTATGGAAACTACATCGTACGAAGCGTTATTGACGCAAGCAAATTCATCATTGTTGCCGACAGCACTGCGACGTCGGTAGAGACCGTCTCCATCAATGGCGGCCGTCCGAGGATCACATATTACGCAGGGCAGACCGCACTGCCGCCGAGCACTGGCTACGGTATGGGCGGGTACGGATCCGGTGGCTACGGAACTGGCGTGACGGCGACCGGCGGCCGGACTTTCTCGACCGCCTCGGCAACCACGGCCGGAACTGTGGCAACCATTTCGTTCACTGGATATTACGACATCCCCGTAGGGTCTCTGGTAACGGTTTCGGGAGTTACTCCGGCCGGATACAACGGCAGCTGGACAGTGACGTCATCGACCGTTGGCCCGACCTCCAGCATTAGCTTTAGCGTCCCGTCGCCCCTAGGCGGACAGATCGTCTCTGGGGTTTTGACCGTGAATACTTGGGCATTCGGCACCGCATCCGACTGGTCTCTGGACAACTGGGGCGAATATCTGATTGCCAATCCCACCGATAAGGAGATCTTTTACTGGAACCCGAACGATGGCGGTGCCTATGCCACGGTAGTTCCAAACGGGCCTAAGGTGAATGAAGGTTGCTTTGTCGCCATGCCTGAGCGGCAGATCATCGCCTACGGGTCGACCTTTACTGGCATCAAGGATCCCCTGCTCGTCCGCTGGTGCGACATTGGCGATTTCACGACGTGGGTGGGCACCGTAACCAATCAGGCTGGTTCTTTCCGCATCCCTAAGGGGTCTCGCATTGTCGGCGGTATGCAGGGGCCACAGCAGGGCCTCCTCTGGACTGACCTCGGTGTATGGTCGATGCAATATGTAAACCTGCCATTTGTTTGGTCAATCAATGAAATCGGCAGCGGCTGCGGCCTGATAGGACGAAAAGCCAGCACTGCGATGAACGGCGTTGTCTATTGGATGGGGCAAAGCCAGTTTTTCATGTTGTCCGGCGGTGGCGTGCAATCCATTCCGTGCCCAGTTTGGGATGTCGTTTTTCAAGACATCGACATGGATCAGGTGGACAAAATCCGTTGCGCTGCAAACTCGCGCTTTGCCGAGATCTCTTGGTTCTACCCCACCATTGGGTCGGCCGGCGTACCTACAAAATACGTCAAATTCAACACCCTGTTAAACCAATGGGATTATGGAACCATGACGCGTACGGCTTGGATCGATCAGTCGGTCCTCGGCGCGCCAATTGGATCTGGTGGAAACGGCATCATCTATCAGCACGAAACATCGACTGATGCCGACGGTTCCGCGATGAATTCATACATCCAGACAGGCTATTTTTCGCTTCAAGACGGCGATCTAAAAACCTTTGTTGACCAGCTTTGGCCAGACATGAAATGGGGATACTACGGCGGAACACCATCTGCCACGGTGAAAATCACGTTTTATGTCGCAGATTATGCGGGTCAAACACCAAAGATTCACGGGCCATATTCGGTGACGCAGGCCACGCAATATATTACCCCAAGGCTGCGCGGTCGGCTTGTCTCAATCCGCGTGGAAAGCAACGACATTGGGTCTTTCTGGCGCATCGGAAACATTCGATATCGCCTGCAACCAGATGGAAAATACTGATGGCATCACTTTCAGACATTCTCACGACAGCCAAAAACATTGCGACAGGCATAAATCAGCTCGGACAGACGTATCTGTCTGTTTCTGGATCAAAGGTCTATAGCAACATCACTGTGCCTACGTTGGTTTTGTCGGGTCAAGGTCGCGCTGTCCGCGTTTCGATTGTCGTGGCAGGAAGCGCAGATGGTGCGATTTATGACTCAAATTCGGCAACATCTATGGTCGATATTTTAGCTATTTTGCCTACATCTACAGGGATCATTGACATCAATCTTCCAGTCAATAACGGCATTGTCGTCTCCCCCGGGGCCGGCCAGACCATAGCCATCAGCTATTCGTGAGGGAAACGATATGCCATTAAATCCAGAAGATCATTCGATCACGGCAGCTCTAAACACTGCTCGAGACGGCATGAAGCGCGGCGGTGCAGGTAAGGTAAAAGTCCACTCGGGGCCGATCCACTCAACCGTTGCTGGCCGCACGGACCACCTACCCATGCATGTTGCATCCGGATCCTATGTAATCCCGGCTGATATCATTTCCGCAATGGGCGAGGGTAACTCCATGGCCGGGTTCAAGGTTGCCAAGTCAATCTTTTCGAGCGCGGGCCCATACGGAAAAAGCACCAAGAGCATGCCTTACGGCGGCGGAAGCATGCCGTATGGTCAGCCGGCGGCGCGCAGAGCATCCGGTGGAAATGCTGTTGCTGATGCAAAGATCGCAGCTGGAGATACCCGCGTGGCGGCAAATAGAGCTGCATCTGCAAATTATGCACAACAGGCAAACCAGCGCGACGGCACACCAATTCCGTCGCACTTGCAGGGATATGGCGGCGGCGCGCCGGCCGGCGGCGGTGTTGCCGGGGGCACAGGGTCTTTCGGGCTTCCAAATCCATCGACTGGCGGGCTCAAAAGTGTTTTTGGTATCACTGGCCCCAAAGATTTCATTGACGGCGGCGGTCTTGGCGCTTCCGGGCCAACCTTTAAGGGTGGCACAATTTCCGGGGCGATGAATCTCTTAGGGGTTACGCCGTACTCTCAAAAGGCTGATGGCGGACCAGCAGAGGCAGATGGTGCGGTACCAATCGTTGCCGCCGGGGGTGAGTATGTTGTTTCCCCCGAGGATGTGACGCATATCGGCAGCGGATCTATGGATGATGGCCACAAAGTGCTTGATGCTTTTGTGAAAAAGATGCGAAAAAAGACCATCAGAACCCTGCAGTCCTTGCCGGGGCCAAAGAAAGATTAAACTGATGGATGAAATTTCTGTTCGAACTGCAGTGGAAGCCGATTTCAATGGCGTAATGGATATTGCTATTGCGGCAACGCGGGAAAATGCAGTTGTGATTCCAGATACCGAAAAGCTGGCACAGGTTGTTTATGGGGCACTCCTCATAAAAACAGGGATCTGCGGTGTTATTGGACCAGTTGGAGGTAAGCTTGAGGGGGCGGTCCTTCTCAGCATGGGCGAGATGTGGTATAGCAAGGAATTGATCCTTGAGGAAAAAGCGATATTCGTTGATCCAGAGTATCGATCTGCAAAAGGCGGAAGGGCGCGAAAGCTGGCTGAGTTCGCAAAAAAAACGGCGGAAGATCTAAAAATCCCATTAGCGATTGGGGTACTTTCGACGCAGCGAACAGAAGCAAAAATGCGTTTATATAAGCGTGTATTTGGTCAGCCGGCTGGTGTATACTTCCTTTACGGCGCAAAGACTGGCCTCTCTGAAGGCGAAGAAGGGGAATCCTGATGGGCGGCAAGAGTTCAACAACCACGCAGAGCGTACAAATCCCAAAAGAGGTGCTGGATCGATACAATTCGATCAACGCCCGGGCTGAGAGTGTGGCACAGACCCCATTTCAGCAATTCGGCACGCAGGGAAGCGATTTCGTCGCTCAGTTGAACAATCAGCAGCAGGCAGGCATTCAGAATATAAACAGCGCTGCCGGATCTGCGCAGCCATACTTTCAGGGTGCTACTGCAGCAACTCTCGGCGGAATGAATCAGGCAAATGCTGGAGATCTGAACGTCCAAAAATACATGAACCCATTTCAGCAGCAGGTGGTCGACGCTACCATGGCTCAAATGGGCCAAGCTAACCAGCAGGCGCAATCTGGCGCTCTTGGTACGGCTGCCTCCTCGGGTGCCTTTGGCGGGGATCGTGCAGGCATCGCTGCGGCAAATCTTGCAAATCAGCAAGGACTTGCGATGGGTTCAACTCTTGCCGGCCTGAATGCGCAAAACTACAGCCAAGCCCTCGGCGCGGCACAGCAGCAGCAGGGCGTAAACCTGAGCGCAGATCAAGCAAACTTGGCGCGCCTTATGTCTGGCGGACAGCAGCTAGGCACTCTTGGTGCTGGGGCTCAGGCGGCCGGATTGCAGGGGGCGGAGGCTCAAATTAACGCCGGCACGCTCGGGCAGCAGACGGAGCAAGCTGGGATCAGCGCGCTGCAGAACCAGTTCCAGCAGCAGCAAGCATATCCATTTCAAGTTGCCCAATTCCTTGCCAATATCGGCATGGGCACCGGTGCACTATCCGGATCTACCACTGAGACCACGCAGCCATCGTCGTTCTTTTCGGATCGCCGCTTGAAAGAAGACATTCAGCGCATCGGCAAATCTGATGACGGACTGCCAATCTACAAATTCAAATACAAGGGTGATGAAAATCACCAGACACACGTCGGCTTTATGGCTGACGAAGTGGAGCAGGTCAAACCCGATGCTGTTGGGGTTCACCCATCTGGCTATAAGACCGTTGACTATGACCGCGCCACCAAGGCGGGCGGCGGTGGCGTGGCCGGCCCATATGGTGCAGCTGTAGGGTCGCAACCGGGCTCAATGGGCTATGTTCCAGATGCCTATCTGCCAGTCGGTCAGCTGATGACGGCCGATCCTGCTGCCCTTTCAAATTCTCAGCAATCTATGGCTGAACAGCTTGCAGCTGCAGCAAGCTTTGGCGAAAATTTGAACAACCTTTCCGATCAGTATGGAACAGTGAAGGAAAAACTTCAAGCTTGGCGCGAAAAACAGCATGCGCAAAAGCAGGCAGATAGCGGCAAGATTGGATATGCAAGTGGAGGATCTGCTGAGTATCTGCGCAACGCACCTGATGCGACTGGCTTAAAACCTGAAGGCCAAGGCGACTATATGTCCGGCATTTTG